ACTTTTCTTTTTACCAGACGGTCAATCTTGGTGCCATCTGCCTGCTCTATCTGCTCAATAGTTTCTTCGACGCGCTCAATGGTATCAATGCTTTTTTTGTAGATTCTGCTAAATTTGAATGTGCGGCTTACCTGCATCAACTTCTCCATGACAGGATCGGCTGAGTGAACAGGAGAGTAAGCCTCGCGTGATACATACCCTACACAGGCTGAAAAATGCGCTAGGGTTATAGGGTCTGCGACTCGTTTAAGTACGACTTTCTTATGGTTGCTGTCGCGTTTTTTGTTCGTGGTGTTCGGGACTCGTAAGATTCGCGCTCCATCTGCCGTCACTACAGGATCGGCCTTTAGTTCTAATTCGTGAGTTTTGCGTTTGAATGCGTCAGCTACAGGCTTCCATGTGTTGTACTCTACAGCGGCGTTTAAGCTCCAATAGGCATGTACTCCGAAACCGGAATCGACCAGTGTGGGGAGCGGGAGTTTGATCGTGTCACAAAATTTCTGAAGAGCCTCAATAGCCTCCTTCTTGGTCAGGTAGCCGTTCTCCTTGCCGCAGTCTAGGTCAAGATAGAAGCTCTTGAGCGCTTGGATATTTTGTACGTTTTTTGGTTTGTCTTTGTTTTGGAATGTGGCACAGGCGAAGTAAACCTCTCTGCCTTCCTCATCCATTGAGGCTATTGTCCTTGCTATTTCTGGATCGCCTTGCTCGAAGTAGCGCACCTTTGGCATGGCTGAGCGATCACTCCTCAAACCTGTTAAGCAGAGCAGACCATCCTCGGCCAATACGGTGTTAAATAATGTTTCTGGTTCCATGCTCCCTGCCTACTAACGAAAGGGGCGGTGCAGAACACCGCCCATAAAAAGGATATCAACCTATCCAGTTATCAATCGTCAGTAGCCCATTCGTCAAGGATGTTTTCCACCGATTCGCTTTTGACCGGCGCAGTGTTTGTCTTCGACTTACGGACAGTGGGCTCCTCTTCAACGGCCTCAATCGCTACAGGCTCTTCTCTGAAGGGTGATACCTTGGGTGCCGTAGCTTCAGCGGTCTTGGCTAAATCCATCTGCGCTGGGTTGAATGCGATAGCAGACAAGGCTTCTGGGCTCTGACCCTTCTCAATAACCGCAGCAATTTCGGCATCAGTCAAAGATCGTGCAGCGCGGAAAAATAGCTTGGGAGACTCAGCGGATTCATCAAACCGCATCTCCGTCACGACACGAGTGATAGAGTAATTGAACCCCGCCAGATGCTTAACATACGCATCCAGTGCCATATCATCCTCGCCCTTTGCCTTACCAAATATAGACGTAGCTGGAAGCGTTAGCTGGTAGACATCGCTGTTTTCTACATTATTAGCTAGTACAACTGCCAGCCTACGGCTGAAGCGACAAGCGCGACCCTTACCGTTGGTGCCAGACCCAGCGATGTTCTTTGGGCAACTATCACAGGTCTTACCTTGAGGAGCAGGAGCTTTAGGATCAGGACGCCTGCCATCATTCGACCAGCAATCGGGTAGACCTACTGCGTTAGGATCAAAGGTCTTGGCATAGAAGGTACGGCTCACATCAGGAGCCGCGTTGACGACTACTACATCCATCTCGGGCTTGGGGCTCCGTGCCGTCTCTTGTCCATTGACGATCATACGGAACTTACTACCCCGCAGAGAAATGCGCTTGTAGTTACCACCATTACCCAGCAGTTTTTTGGTTACATCGTCCAGACCTTGAGCGCTAGAAACAACAGAAGTCTGGTCACGGAAAAGCGTTACATTAGACATGATATTTACCTATTAAAGTTTTTTGGAAGGGCGGCGTACAGTAACGGAGTACGCACGGTCAGTATTCATACCCATTGGGAACACATCGGGATGATCCTCTAGGAAGTCCCGCATAGCCCCGTTGCTGATTCTCTTCTCAAGCAGGTATGGTGCTTGATGAGCATTGATGAACTGATACAAAGAGTCCCAGTCCGTCGTATAGTATTTAGTTGCTACACTCCTTATGATTGTCCCATGATTTGTTTTTATGCTTCCAGCACCTAGCTCTTCACAGAGCCTGTTCATCTCGGCTTGTAGCTCCTCCATTTTACCTTTCAGGACCGCTTCCTTCTCTTCGTTCTCTTTTTTCAAAGCGTAGTACGTGTCCCGCAGGTTCAAGAAAGCAGCAGCCAAGCTGTCCGCTGATAATTTTTCAGTCTCCATAATATCCTCGCGTAGTGTTGCGTGATTGCGTATCGACATCTCCCACATAACGTGTGGGGCCAGACATATTATACCAAGAATCAAAGGGTTACGTCAAATATCACCTCCCAAAAAGTTTTTATACATGGACAACAAGTTGTTCTGTGCCAGTGTACGATCTTCCAGCGCCTTATACAACTGCTTCTCTACCCCGCTGCTGCAAAGGTGGACGACCAAACAAGGATTCCTCTGTCCTGCTCTGTGGACTCGGGCATTGGCTTGCAGGTACGTCTCCGCGCTAGTCGTGGGGGAGAACCATATTACAGTATTTGCTGCCGTAAGTGTAACCCCATGCGCTGCTGCTTGTGGCTGAATGATAAGAACATGAGGCTCTGTGCTCTCTTGGAATTTTTTGAAAATCTCCGTTCTTCTCTTTGGGCTCACGCCACCATGAATGGCATCGCTAGAGACTCCGTGTTTCTTTAGAAACTCTCCTACGATGTCTATCGAATGCCGGAAAGCACAGAAGATCAGTGTCTTGTGAGAAGCCTGCTGTACAACATTTAGCATCTCGTTCAGCTTGTTGGAGGCATCGAACTGCACTGTCTCCCCCGTGTCAGCATAGACTGCTCCGCTTGAAATCTGTAATAGCTTACCCAACTGTACTGCGGCATTGACTGCGGAGACTTCCTCTCCCGCCGCTTGTATTAGCATATCCTTACGTAGCTTCTTGTAGTATTTCTCCTGTTGTGGAGTCATTGGTACTTCGTAGGTTGTATACAACTGCTCTGGTAGGTCTAGGCACTCCTCTGTTGTATATCGAATCGCCGGTTGGAGTACGCTGTGTACGATCTCCTGAGCATCAGGCTTTGGAATCCATTTGAACTGATTGATCTTTATCATCACCTTGTCTCTGAACGCACCCGCATAGGATGGCACAGCGCTAGGGTTCACAATCTTTGCCTGCCCGTATGCGTCCTCTGGCGACTGCGCTGCTGGAGTACCTGTCATGAGCCACACCCATGTGTCAGCCCCAATCAGAGAGTTAAAGGCTTTCCATCGTCTTGTCTTGGCATTCTTCAGGTAGCTCGACTCATCGGCAATAATCAGATCGAACCCGCCTACCACTAGCTCGTCTCGCACCACTTCAACCCCGTCATAGTTGATGATGACAAAATCGTAGTTGCCCTTAATTACCTGAATGCGCTGGTCTCTGGAGCCGTGAGCGATGCCTACTCTTCGGTGCATAACCGTCTTGAACAGATCAGAGCGCCATGCACAGTCCATGATAGACAGAGGGCATACGACCAACACTCTGCGAATCGCCCCCATACTTAGCAGATAGTCAGCCGCCCACGCTGCCGCATTCGTTTTCCCACTGCCCATAGCGTTTAAGCAAAAGGCCCGCTTGTGAATCGTCAAAAATGCCGCTGTGTCTTTCTGATGAGCAAACGGGCGGTACATCCCCGGCCATTGGTAGTGCCCCAGTATAGGCGACAGAGGTTTCTTGAAACCAAGATTCTTGAGGATGACAGCATTTCCAAGGTCCCAATGGACCAATACTTCTGAGATACCTTCTTGCTCTCCGACCACCTTAGACTTCTGAATCACTTGTGTAATCTTGTCAGGATTACGTGTACGCACCAAGAGGGCGTTGTTATGCACAATTTCCATATTCCCTTATCCACCGCTTGAGGAGCGGCAACCTGTTAAAATCGAGACAGTTAGAGGATGTCGTAAGCGTCTTCTATGTCCACTGTTGGCTTAAGCAACTCTAGCAAATCCATCTTGTGTATCTCAGGATCATGCACCCAATTCCGTGCCGTTTTATAGCAGTGCTTGCGCTCTCGCTTGGCTACAGCAAACGTAAAGTTTATGAACTGCTCTATATACCGCTCTACTACGTCATGAGGGAGCCCAGAGTTTGCAGCTATCTGCCTAACGGCTGTTGGTGTAACTCTCATTTTTTCTTTTTGGGTGCGTCATAAGTCGCCGCTGGCTTGTGATTGCTGGAACGCTTGAAGCTACGGTTTTCAGAAGGAGATGCTAGGAAAAAACCATCCTCATTACCCCCGCCTTTCGAGAGGTTCTTCTTATGAGCGATGTCCTTACCTTTGCGGTTTACCCCCTCCTTGTCCAGCTTCCTACGTAGTGTCTGACGGGCCAGCTTAGCCTTCAGCACACCCCCATCTTTCTCTTGGCGGGCTTTCTCATTTTCCCAGTCTTTCTTCCAGTTTCTTTTCTTTTCGGCCATTAGAGTGATCCATTATGAGGGCATTGAGTACGGCACCACTTAGCACAGAGTCCGTTAGGTTTAGGGTTCCAGATATTGTGAGTATAAGCCATTTCTCTTTGCGTCAACAGCCCATGCAGGTCAGCAAAAATCTCGAATGCCTTATCACGAGTGTATTCTGACTTGATGAAATCGCCAGACACAACGAACAGCAGGCCCGCCTTGACCCGTTCTAAATCAGGGTACTTGGCAAACAAACACGCTGCCATCAATGCTAACTGCCGTGGGTCTGCATACCGTGCATTCTTATTGGTCTTGTAGTCTACAAGCCATCCCTTGGGTCCATCAATAATAACAAGGTCAGCAACGCCGCGAAACCATACATCAGGGTCTTTGAAATCACAAGCAACAAATCTCCCATCTTCTTTCTTCAGCCCTACCTGCAACTCACATATCTTTTCGCCGGGGATAGCGTTCAGCTTTTTCAAATAAGGAAGCACAAACTCAAACCGGGGAGGGACAGGTTTGCCATCCCTTATGTACTCTTCACACGCCAGATGAAGCTCCTTGCCGTAGATCGTAGCGTCGCTATCTGTGTATTTTACTTCCTTGGTAACTCTCTCACTCTCGTACTTGCGATGGCAAAGGTCGAAGAGCTTGATGCTGCTGTAGCTCCATGCTGGCGGTGTTTTACTCATTTTATCCTGCTTCTTTCAAATTTGCTCCTATGCTGCCTTCTGCAGCGAGTGGTATGCCCGGGGCCCACTCAGGAGCGCGTGTCAGTTCTTGCATCATAAAGTCAAAGGCCCCTTGCGCCTCGTCTTGAGGCACTACGCAGTAACAGCTATCGTGAACAGTCAGGGCTATGGGGTGCTTTCTGTTTATCCTAGCCATCGCTTCTCCAATGACGCAACGTGCCAAAGCCTGAATGATGTTTTGATAGCACTTGGCTGGATGTATGTGGGCCAACCCTTTTCTCGTGCCATATACCCATTGTTTCCGGCCTTGCTCATCTTCGGTCGTTCTCAAATCAGGATACGTCATGAACAACCCTGACGGTAGCTTTATACCACGCCGCCCTGCGACTTGCAACTTTATAGTACCTAATCCAATCTCAATCCCTTCATTGTTTACAATCGCTTCCAACGCTCTCCCTGCATCGTACCAAGCGGCTCGTACATGGGTATAGTCTTGCCTGTAAATATCTACTACCTTCTGAGAGAAGCCTTCACCGATGTCTTTACCCGACAACATCTTGCATTGAGCCCGTAGTTTCTTAGCCCCAGTCCCGAAACATAATGAAAGCGACGCTGTTTTCCCGACAAACCTTGCGGCGGTGTCCACATCCTCATAGGACACATTAAATGCCTTGGACGCAAAGTCCTTATACAAATCAAGCCCCTCACCCAGCATCTTTAACTTGTCCATCTGCCCAGCATAGTATAAACCCACACGTAGCTCAATGTTGCTCAAGTCAAGCCCGACAATGCTGTACCCCATAGGTGCAATGATAGCCTCCTTCAATTTAGAACCACGAGGTAGGTTTTGGAGGTTGCAACCCTCCAAGCCGGAAAAGCGCCCCGTAATTGCACCGTAGTATTTCAGCGGTACGGGCAATGCTCCACCTGCCTCATGGATTCTTATGAATCTCTCGGTTCTCGTTTCTTCGATTGTGCTTTTTACGCCGAGTCTTGCGGCTACTATCGCTTGGACTCTTTCATCTTCATGCTCTAACAACGCCTTGAACGCTTCATCACTCTTGGCGAAAGCATAGGTTTCCTTACCTGTTGTCGGGCTTATTTTAGTCGGAGGCTCTACACCGAAATTCTTT